AGTGTCTGGGATAGTGTCGGGGATAGTGTCAGGGCTAGTGTCTACGGACAACACGATGCGCACTGGCTTGGTTTTTTTGAATATTTCAATCAAGTATTGAACTTGCAAGCTGAAACTGAAAAGCTAGAAGGCTTGTGGCTCATTACACAACATGCAGGTTGGTGGCTACCTTGTGAGAATATATGCTTCATTAGTGAGCGTCACAACGTGTTAAATCTTGACGAATCAGGACGCTTACACGCAGTAGACCAACCTGCCTTGACTTATCCAGATGGTTTTTCAATTTATGCGTGGCATGGTGTGCGAGTGTCTGAAGATGTGATTATGAAACCTATCACATTTGAGCAAATCATGACTGAGCAAAACGCAGAAATCAAACGTGTGATGATTGAACGTTTTGGTGAAGATAAATTTGTTGAAAGTCTTGGCAGTGAACCCGTTGACGATAATCCTCAATTTGGCAAGCTGTATCGTATCGACTATGGTGATAGTGAGCCTCTAGTTCTAGTACGTGTCGAGTGTCCAAGTACAGGCCGTATCTATTTTAATCAGTGTCCGCCTGAGGATGATAATGGACAGCCGATATTACGCGCTAGGCAAGCGTTGGCATGGCGTTTTAGCTTATCTGAAGAAGAATATCTACCTATCGTCGAGTCCTAGCATTTTATCAATAGGAAGTTTAAGCATGTCCAACAACACACAATCCGACATGGTACAAACCGTCGAATTTTGCACGATTGATAACCGAGAAATGCGGCCATACGTGGCCCAACTCGGTTTTAAACACGCCTTAACAGCCCGATTAACTGTTGAGATGCTAGACTGTCTAGGTTATGACGATTTAGCCGAAATAGACCTAGTGCAACCCCTCGTGGCTACGAAAGTTTATGAAGCATTACCAGCGATTAAGCCGAGAGCGCTTGGTATGGCCATGCTTAATCGTTTGAAGTCACTGGATGCCAATGCCTATCAGTTCCTGATTGAACTTGATAAGTTAACACTGACTGAACACAATCAATTTGCACTTGATATGGACACGCTTAACCATGCATCTAATTACGTTTATCTGCATTCTAGTTTAAGTCAGGTGACACTCGACCTATTGCCATTTATTAGCACCTCAGTGAGTCGCCGTGGCGCTAAGTGGACAGTCTACGGCAAAGCTGTAAGCGCTTATTTCCGTTTTAAGTTGCCACAGGAGGATAGATAATGCGTAGACAAGACTTTTCGCGTCAACTTCAGGCGCGGAGCCTGTATGTAGAGCGCATGTATCGCGACAATGTAGATATTCATGGCCTTGAGATCGAAGCTGAAAAACAAGCCGTGCGTCTCAATGATGATACGTCGCCCGATGCCCCTTTAAAATGGGATATGGTCAGTGGGCAGATGGCTACCGATTGCCCACGTAAAGGCTGGGAATTACTGAATTGGCAAGTGCATCATTTAGAGCAACGCCTTGATTTGCTGGGCTTCAGGATACAACCAAATAGATGGGAGACATTGAAATGACCACAACACGCAAGATTTGCCCCAATTGCCATGAATTAGGTTATGTTTACACTTGCCCAGAATGCCGGGGCAATGGTTGTCTCGATGGCATCATTCCAGATGATTTAAGCGAATTGTTGCCATGCACAACGTGTCATGGTGAATTGGAATATGATGTATGCCCGAATTGCGGGTTGGGCGACGTTAAACGTCGCCCCGATTATGGCGCGAATATGCCGATGCCCCGCACCGCGCCCCGTGAATTTTATGAGAAACAAATGCGGGATTATCTAGCATGGCACAAACGATTTTATCGTAAAAGCGAGTAATTAAATCAGATAGGGAGTGCAACCGTACTCCCTACAGTCCTGACATCAGGAAAAGGTAAATATCATGATGAATAACAGCACGAATAAGCCCAATTCCGATAATAAGCAGGCCATTTTAGGCCAACTTGAGTATGCGTATGAACGACGTGCCCTTGCGCAAGCGCAACTCCGCAATGTATGAGGATATAGTGCGATTAGTCACTATAATCAGGAAGTTGACCACTGGACTGTGCATATTCAGACATTAGAGGAAGCCTTAGCTAATTTAGAACAAGAAGAGACGATTAATCAAGCCGAAACAGGCAATGAGGAGAGCGAGTGATGCGACTAATTGATTTACTCCGTGCAAGTTTATCGCCAGAAGAACGTTTTATTATGGAACAGATTGCCAATGGCAAGTTGCCACCTGAAGCCCTAACGAATTATCGAGAGACAATGGGTAAATCTAACGCTACAACAGGCAATGAGGAGAGCGAGTAATGATTTATATTGTGGTAGCTTCAGATTTAGGCCACACAAGGCCAAAGGAAAACAGGAATGTTTATCAAACCTTTGAGATGGCTGTTGATTATGTCAATAAATACCTTGGCTCAGACGAAAACTGGCATAAGTATAATTTAGGGCGGGGCGAAGGGGCGATTGTGGCCTATCGCGATTACAACGAAGCCTATCGTTTCTTGATTGAAGAATGGGACATGAAATAATGGACAATCAACATGCAGAAAACGCACAGCCTAGCGGTGACGAAAAGTCATTTCGTTCAGTCATTATCTACTTGCACAAGCAAGACGAGGCGCAAGTGGTTGAGTTTAAAAAGAATCTGAATGCGGATGAAGTCGCTGGTATTATGACTTATGCTGTTGAAATAGGCGCTTTATTGCTTGAAGATGTTGATGGCGATATTTTAGCCTACAACTGGTCATATATTGAAAATGTCATTTGGATTAGTAGCCTAGCATAGGAGTAATCAAATGAACGCCTTCATTCTAATCAGTCGAGACGTGGCTAAAAAGCGCGAATCGACGGCTATGAAAATCGTTAAGGACATTTTACAGGATGAAAGTTTGGCTAACATCTGGTTTACAGATAATCCTGATAAAATGACGCGCATGGTCGCGTTTGAGGCCAGTTATTTTGCTAAGCGCATGATAACGATTGTGACGATAGACGCACCGAATCGCAGTCGTTTTCTTATCACGAATACTAGCCAACCCGTCTTGTATAAGCAGTACCCCCACGCGAATCCATTACCGCGTCAAGGCACGGGTAGCGACTGGCGCGGGGTATTTGCTAGTCGAGATAAGTGGATTATCGGGCAAGTATTGGAGCCACAAGCGACGCTTGATGACCCCAAACCCCGCGCTGGCAAGTGTTATTTCTTAGCACATGGCAATGATAAAGAAGTTTTAGAGGCTTATCATTATGCGCGGGATTATGTGGTTTCCAGTGCGATTAGTGGACTGAGTGCAGGCGAATTGGAGTTAGTGGAATACTTCGATATTCAGCAAGTACATGAAGATAGCCAACCTAAGCAATTAGGCTTATTCTAAGGAGTAGAATGGATATGCAATTAAACGAAATTGGCAAAGCAACCCTAGTAACCTTTGAAAAGCCGCGCAAGGTATATATAGGCACACTTGATTTTGCGTATGCTGAGCCATTATGGAAGTTTGATTATCTTTCCCCTGTCAATGCCGCCGCCGACCAAAATGGTGAATACAAAGTTTTTGCGCTATCTTTACGAGGCAAGCTAGCCCTTCGTGAAATAAACGTCGATTACGAATTAGAGATCCGACGTAAAATTTTTGAAGATGCCGAAAAAAAGGTGGCGGACAATCCTCTTTCTATAGATTGTGCCGTGGAAGCGTTACGTGAGGCAAATCGCTATATCAATGCATTAAAAGAATATATCCACAAATTGGAAAAGGGGAAATAGACGATGAAATACATTAAATCATTCTTCCAACCAATTTATCACAATGGTAGGTTTGGATGTATTTGGATATGCCATGTATGCCACAATAAAGGCAAAATTAGTTAAGACATTGGCCACGATAGCGCCATGATGATTAGCCTAGAGGAGAGTGAATAGATGCCTAACCCAACACCGCCTAAGTTACCTAATCAATTCTTCAATGCTCTCATTCGGATGCAACAGCAATTTGAGATTATGATAGGCGATGCGTTACAGGATGCTGTGCAAAGATTAAATGAATTTGCCGATGCCTATAAGCGTTTAGATCGTGAATATCGAGAGATTTATGGACTTGGCATTCATGAGTTTGTTGATTTAGGCAACTATCTGATTGACTTTGATGATTTTAGAGATGGGAGTGAGTGATGAAACACATCAAAATAACGTCCGTAGATTGGACTGACGAAGAAATCTTTGATTTGCTTAAACAGTTGCTCAAAGAAAATCCAGACGCTACAGGTTTTTCTGTCTATGGCAGTATGTGGCAAATTGAACCTGAAATAGAAATAATTGATATTGACTAGGAGGCAAAATGTATCAACAAATCACCATTATCGGCAATTGTGGCCGTGACCCAGAAATGCGCTATACCAATGAGGGCATTGGAGTATGTAATTTCTCCGTGGCCGTGAACAAACGCCGGAAGAATGCCAACACCGGGGAATACACAGACGTGACTACGTGGTTTAAGGTATCCGCATGGCGTAACCTTGCCGAAACGTGTAGCCAGTTGTTGCAAAAATGCAACAGTTCAGAACAGTTCAGAAAGCGAGGATTAGATGAGTGGCGGAAGTTTCAACTATGCACTGTACAAAGCTGATTCAACTGAGATATTTCAGGGACTAGAAGATTATAAGGCAATTGAGCAGTTCCTACGCGATAACGGCAAGCAAGAAGCCGCCAACGAAGTACAGAAATTCATACTAACACTTGAAACTGCGTTCAATCGCCTGATGGTACATGGCGAATATGTCAAACCCTTACTGAGAGCGGCGGAATGGTGGGCTAGCGGGGATAGTGGTGCGGATGGTGTTGACTATGCAATGGGCATGTTAACGGGTGAAGAAAGCGAGGATTAGACGATGAAACTAGCCCGATTTGCGGTATACGATGACAACGAATACGAACTTGAATTAGGTCAAGCCCCGCGTCCACGCAACTCATGGGAGGGATTTCTCTATCATATCTGCCATGGCCTGATTATGCGTTATCCACTGTGGAAAGTGTTAGCATGGTCATGGCTTAATCGCAAGTCATTTCAGGAAGCCCCAATAGTGGTAGATTTGACTGCATTTGCCGATATTGATGACACGTCACTGCGTGTTGACGACGACGAATACCTTATACACGAATGGACTGGTCATGCCGACTTGATGAAAGTAGATTATATGGCCGTGCGGCAAATGCGCTGTATGAGTTGTGGTCATGTAGAAACCCCAACATTCCATGCTAGTAAATATTGGCGACCCACTCAAGGCGATGATAATGCCCAAACGTAACGCTAATTGGTTTGACAAGACAGGACGCTATATGATACTGAATGCCAAGATATTCAATACCACCCTAGCGCCCCCCACATCTAAGGTTTTCCCGATGTCAGGACAAGACCCCCACCCGAATCAGGCTATTTATGATGTGATCTTAGAGGCGATTGAAAGCGCCCGGTGGCGTGACCCAGACATCACCAAGACCGAGGTGGTGCTAGGGGCGCTCTATGCGTGGGCACTCTGGGAACTTGCTGAGAAGCCGATGCCACTGCCGACGGATGATAATGCCGAAAGTGAAAGCGAGGATTAGCCACCATGCCAGAACCCAACGACAACGAATCTAACAAAGATGTTGATAAACCGACATCTGAAGATGTTGCACTCGACATTCAATTACCACCTAATACAGCCGATTTGCTACAGGCACTCAGAGAAGCAAGCCGACGTTTAGTGGATAAGACTGCTAAACACCCACAGGTTAAACAGTGGAAGGGTATCGACATAGGTATCCCAATTACTGAGAGACGCGCTAAACGACGTAAGCGTAAAGCACTCGACAAATCAGGCTAACCTATGCTATCCTATAGATGAATATCCCTGTATGTAGCCCCACTGGTTGCTGATACTTACACACTAACAAGACAAAGCTCCCTCCTACCCAGATAGCCAACTGAAAGCCCTAACCAGTGGGGCTTTTTCTTTTCCATACCTAGCCACCTACCCCTATAGCCACCATTGCCCTCTATTTTCATGGGGGGGGTATGTCCACGTCTGCAATATTTTTAATAGGGGGTAGGGGTCATTGCCCAGAATTAATTTAATGATAGGGGAGGCTCAGGGGATACCAATAAAAAAAAGGGGGGGGGTATGCGTACCGTGTAATTTGAAGTATGGGGTGTGTTAGCGCGGGGCGTTAAGGATTAGGCGATGAATTGATGGGAAGGGCTCTATTAAAGGGAGTGTGACATTTTAGGGGTGGGGATGATTGAATGGGATGGAATGTAGTTTCGTGATAATGACAGAGTAAACAAGGTGCTGGGACACAGTGTATTCGATTTTTTATAAGCCACCCCTACCCCTCCCAAATTTTGACGGGGGGGGTCTATACTGTGCTATTCTGGTCTGTGTGATAGACTAGTTTGTGATAGAATAAAGTGAAAACGATTGATTATTGCGTTAGTTTCCTGATAAACTACATTATCACGAATCTAAAAGCGCAATTCCGGTCAAGGCGAAAACGACGTGCTAGGGGGTGCTCGATTCAACATAAGACTTTTCCCCACAGGTGGGGGGTCGGTGTCAAAAATTACGAGGATAAAATTTTGATGAAGTCCGCTAAAAAGACAAAATCTACATCTCAAAAATCCAAGACTGGCACTAACACTAGCCCCGCTGAGTTCTTCACGCCCCAATATGTACTCGATGCCCTGACGGCGAACGATGGCAACGTAGCGGCTACCGCTCGTGCCCTGAAAGTAGAACGTGCGACGATATATGGTTATGTGGAACGTTACCCTGATATGATTGACCTTCCCCAGATACGCAAAGACGCGCATGAAACGTTAGTGGACTTAGCCGAAGATACCGCCCGACAGTTAATCGAAGAAAAAAACGTCCCCATGACTATCTTCACCCTCAAAACTCAAGGTCGGCATCGCGGCTGGCAAGAAAAGGTGACCCTTGAACTCAGTAGCGAGGCGTGGGTGTTATTGCCTAAGTTAGCAAAAGCCTTAGAAGCGCAGGGCGTAGCTCTTGAGGATGTATTAACGGCGATGCTCAGTGAAATAAATTCACGGGGTACTGAAGAAATAGCTTTGTTGCCTGATGTAGTAGAGGGGGAAGTATCCAATGTCAGTGAGTCCTAATCCTCCCCAAAAAGCCAATGTGCCTACACTCAATATTAATTCACTGGTCAGTGATAGTTTGGATAGGGTACAAGGCACACTCCGCAAGTATCAAGGGGAGAATGGGATTGGCTTATTTTGTCGGGAAGTGTTAGGCGTACACTTACACCCTTACCAAGATGAGATACTCAGGGCATTAGTTCGAGAGCGGCGGGTGGCTGTGCGCGGGCCGCATGGCATCGGCAAGTCATTTCTGAGTAGTTGCGCGGTGTTATGGATAGTTTCAACTGCTCCTGATACGATTGACACGAAAGTAGTGACGACGGCCAGCGCATGGCGACAATTAGAGAAGTTCTTATGGCCTGAGATTAATCGGCTGGCCATGAATGCCGATTGGGGCAAGATTGGTCTACAAATGCGGCGGAGTTATGAGTTAATGCGTCTGAGTATCAGATTGTCAGGTGGCAGAGAAGCATTTGCGGTAGCGAGTGACAATCCCGCTCTCATTGAAGGGGCACATGCCAAGCGCATCGGCTATATATTTGACGAATCGAAGTCTATCCGGGACGGTACATGGGACGCGGCGGAGGGCGCATTTAGTCAAGAAGGGCTAGATGGTCATGAGGTGTATGCGTTGGCGGTGAGCACGCCGGGGGATAGTCAGGGTCGTTTTTATGATATTCACCAACGTAAGCCCGGACTTGAGGGCTGGTGGACGCGCCACGTTACCCTAGAGGAGGCGATTGAAGCCGGACAAATTAGCGAAAAGTGGGCCAGAGACCGCCGTAACCAGTGGGGCAGTACAAGTCCCATGTACAAGCGGCGGGTACTTGGTGAATTTGCCACCGATAGCGCCCAAAATGTTATTCCACTGGAGTGGGTGGAACTTGCCCACGAACGGTGGCAAGAATGGCAAGATTTACAAGCCGAAAATGAAGCCCTTGCCGATGATTTGTTAGAAGAGAGCGCCCCACTTGAGAAATCTGTCAATGAAGTCATCGGCTGTGACCCATCCGGCGAAACGGGCCGGGATGATACCGTTATTATCCGCTTACGGGATATGACGATTGTGGCGATACACGAAATGAACAATATGGATCCTGTCGAAATTGGGGAATTGCTGATTGATATGGCAAGCCACAATGAACGCATTGCCATAGATAGTATTGGCATCGGCGCGGGCGTGGTGGCGCATCTTCGCAAAAAGGAACGGTCAGCCCACGGGGTCAATGTGAGTGAGCCTACCCACTGGACAGATATTAGTGGGGAAATTCGCTTTTTGAATTTGCGCAGTTTCTTATGGTGGTTAGCGCGTGAATATCTTGACCCCACCGCTCCGCATGGCAAACTATTGGCTTTTCCTGAGCATGACAGATTAACCCAAGAATTAACCGCGCCCCTGTGGAAACAAACGACGCGGGGGGTAGTCCAAGTTGAGGCTAAGGCTTTAGTAAAAAAGAGATTAAGCGGACGGTCAACTGATTTAGCGGATGCGCTGATGTTGGCATTGTACGCCCAACGAGTAGGGAGTAATCACGGCATATGGCTGTAGAGTGTATCATTTCAATCAGGATAGTAGGTTAAGGATAATAAAATGGCAAAATATAATGATGGCAAAATTGTAACTGTACCTTTAACACTCGACACCGATGCTTATGAAGCTGGTGATGTCTTGCATGGGTTGGTATCCGTTGACATCAGCAATTTTAATGATAGTGCGATGTTACGCGCAATTGAATTGCTCGAAGATGGTTCAAACGCCACGTCTACGTCGTTCTATTTCTTCGATAGTGAACCAAGTACCATTGCCGACGATGCCGCGTTTGCCCCAACGTGGGCCGATATGCAAAAGTTGATACCGCGTGGGGTGGTGACTTTATCCGATTATACTGCTATCAATTCGATTAATTACGCCATGAGTGATGAAATTAACTTGGATGTAGTGGGGGATACGCTTCGTTTCTATACCGTGACGAATGGCACTCCGACTTATGGCGCAACTGATGTAGTGCTACGGCTTAGCTTTTGGCTAGATGGGACTGAAGAATAATGACCCATCGACGACGGGCGCTAGCGGCGGGGATTGTGGGGGGTGGTGGTGGTGTTACGCCGACGCATCCAATGCTACCCGACGAAGTGGCAGGGTGGTCAATCCATGAGAACTATGCCGCGAACTTGTTTCAAGACAGCGCTAAGACGACATTAGCCGCGAGTGATGGCGACGTGTTGGGCGGTGTTACACCACTCACAGGCGCGGTGGATGCCAGTCAAACGACAACCGCCGCGAAGCCGCTGCTGAAAACGGACGCGAATGGGATTAATGGGCATTGGGCGGCACAGTTTGATGGCACGGATGATTTTTGGGACGTGACGGGAATTAGTGCGGCAAGTGGGGCAAAGACGGCGTATTTTGTGATTAAACCAGACAATGCAACGGGTACAAATCAATATCTTGTGGATTTTGAATTGGGTCGATTAATATGGGCACACTTAATAACATCAGATGGTATAACAGGATATTTTGATGGTGGGTGGAAAAGTCCTACTAGTGCATCAAACAACACACAGATACTTTCATTTGTTCTATCCTCAGGTGATGGCACAGTGTACCGCAATGGAAACAACGTTGGCTCGTCTACTTATAGTGATGTAGCTCTCGGCGGCGGCGCGGCGATTGGCAGGCGATTTGATGGCGCTTCTTTCGGCTACGCAGGTCTCTTAGGCGAAGTCCACATCTACGACGCGGAACACTCAACCAGTGAACGCCAACAAATGGAAGCCTATTTGAGCGAGTTGTGGGGGATAAGCCTAGCATGACAACGCAATGGACACACATCCTACACATGGTAGTACTCGAAAGCCTAAACACTGCGCAAAATCGCCAAGCCTTTGCGGACATATTCGCGGACAATGGCAGTGGTGAACTCGCTAGCGACGAAATTAAGATGTTTAGTTCAGTCGTTAAGTTGAGTGTGTCGGGTAGCTTACCCGCGCAAGGCTTTGGACTATCGTCACCTGTGAAGCCTGCCATGCGAAGCGCTTTAGAGGCGTTTATCGAGACGCTAGGCAATGGGTGTCGCTATTTCGCGGTGCGCCAAAGCGACAATATGCTCGTGCTGACAAATTCAGGTGTGTTGACACCTCCTGTAGCTAATTTTACGAGAGGGGATGTGTTGACTGCGATCAATGATGAGCGGGTAAATGTGTTTGGATTGAATCCGTGGCAGGTGATACCGAATGAGGGGGATGTGTAAATGAATAAGCTATTGGGATTGATGTTGATTTTAGTGCTCTTAGTTGGTATTGGGCTGAGTGTGGATGCACAGGTAGATGATGTAATCCGCGTCGGCGACTGCATGGGCGAATTTGGTGTGGACAGTGTGATGATCTACACCGAGTGGCGCGTGGTAGGTGAGACTAAATTGGATGGCTATACCGTGACACGCTTCGACCCGTATCGAGTGCGTCCAGTGGCATATGGTGCAGGTGAGATAGCCGAATTCCTGAAGATCGAAGGTATGCAGATTGAATTTCTGGGCTATGGGGATTATGACGACGAGATGCTAGGCGAGACTAAGGGATTTGAGGGCGCTAATCTTTACGCACGAACCTATATTGCAGAAGTGTGGATTTATGAATCTCAGGAGCCGCTAGCGCGTTTTCAGGTGGTGGGCTTCAGTGATCGCAATGATTATATGGTTGTCCAGACGAATATTGTGCGGACTGATATTGATGGTGAAGAAAATCCTGACGGGGATCGTTACGATTATCACGGGGTATCACATCCCAATGGGGGCGCGTGTATGGTGTGGGTTGAGGATGTCGGACTGGGTTGGTTAGAGCTAGATAAAAGAGGTTAATGTATGCCAATTTTAGGGCAACTATCGAATATCATTAAAAAAGCCATGAATCGAGCGCGGGATGTATTCGCTACCTATATCCCGGATTGGATGGCTAACGTCACATGGAGTCAGCGGGGGTATCGTACCAATGTTAGACTGCGCTATACCTTTAATGAACTGATTTTCGCGTGTGTGACACTCAATGCATCAACAGCGGCGAATGTACAGTTGCGCGTTAAAGGTCGGCGCACGAATACCTTTGAAGATGACCATCCCATGCGCTTGTTACTGGAAAATCCAAACCCCTACATGAGTGAAGCGGACTTATGGGAAACTGTGATTATGCATCAACAGTTAGCGGGGCGGTGTGTACTCGAAAAAGAACGCAACCGCCGCGGGGAAGTCATCGGATTGTGGCCGTTGCGCCCCGATTGGCTTGAAGTTGTGCCCTCCGTCACCACGCTTATTGCAGGTTTTACGTACGGGCCACCGGGGACTAAAAAGGTATTTATTCCCTATGATGACACAGTTGATATTCCCTTACGCCACCCTGATAATCCAATTGTGCCATTTGAGACGTTAGCCCCGGTCACTGTTGCGGCGCGGGTGGTAGATGTAGACAGTCAAGTGACTGAGTTCTTGAAACTCTTCTTTGAGCGTGGGGGTGTACCGCCGGGAATCCTCAAGACACGGCAAAAGCTCATTGAATCGGATGTAGATTTACTCCGCAAGCGGTGGCGTGAACGCTACGGGGGTTATACCAAGTGGACTGAACCTGCGATTCTCGATAGCGATGCTGAATACCAAAGAATCGGCGCAACCTTTGAAGAAATGGGCTTTATTGTCCTAGATCGACGTAACGAATCGCGCATCTGTATGATTATGAAAGTACCGCCTATCGTGGTGGGTGCTTATGCGGGTTTAGAGCTGGGCAGTTACGACAATTACCTGACAGCGCGTAAGGCATGGTGGGAAGATAGCAATATTCCCCGCTTTGAACAGATTGGGCGACGTGTTCAGCTTGAATTAGGCCATGAATTTGATAATCCTATCGTCGAGTGGGATTATTCACGGGTGCAAGCCCTGCAAGACAACAAAGAAATTAGTTGGAAACTAGCGGCTGAGGTGTTTCGCACGGGTGCAATCACCAAGAATATGTATTTAGAAATGCTGAATATGCCTCAATTGGGGCCAGCTGGGGATGTGTTCTTACACTCACTTGCGTATGTTGTCGAACCTTATAAGAAGCCTGCCCAGCGCGGGGCATCGAGTGAAGCTGAAATCTTTAGTGTGGCGAAAGTCGATACACCTGAATTACCCAGTGGCGTGAAAATAGACGAAGATCTTAGAGAAAAACGCGAAAACGAATTAGAGCAAGCGGCGCAAGATGGGCTAGATGAAATGTTTAAACGCCTGCAAAAGGAATTAGAGGAAAATGGAGCACAAGCAATTCTGGCAGAATGAGGCTCAATTATTCTTTAGAGCGATATTCCCTGTTGCGGAGGCAACCGCCAAAATCGCATTAGGGGATATGCTGACTGAACTTGAGATTTTAACAGGCAATTCATTTTCGCGGGACTTCATTAATGAAGAGGCGGTTAAAATTGCGCGTTTGGTGGCGATGGATTCCACTGTTTCAGTGATTAGCACCAGTCGTAAGTTAGTCTTTAGCAAAACAGCCGATTGGATTGAATCCGGTCAACCCTTGCAAGCCCTGATTGATGAGCTTGTGCCCGTTTTCGGCAAAGCACGGGCCAACGATATAGCCGTTACTGAAACAACGCGCCTGTTCGCTAAGGCTAATCTAGCCTCATGGCGCGAGAGCGGGGTAGTACCTCGCAAGCGGTGGTTTACGGCGAATGATGAAATTGTTTGTCCTGTTTGTGGGCCACTTGAGGGCGAAACAGTCGATTTAAATGCGAAGTTCAGTAATGGTGTAGAAAATCCACCTGCGCACAATAAATGTAGATGTGGCTTAATGCCTGACATGGACGGTTAAGATGGCTAAAGATATTCAATTTGAAATTAAGGGTTTGGACAAATTAGAACGCAAATTTGCGAAGTTGGGGCGTGACTTTCCGGGTGCAATGCGCAGTATGGCTAAAGAAGGCGCTCTATTTGTGCATAGTAAAGTACCGCCCGCGCCGTCGGCTCGTCCGGGTTCGCGCTATATTCGCACCAATAAATTATTGCAAACCCTGACGGCCAAAGATAAGAAGATTAGCCGCAACGAATACGCGGGGGTTATTGGCTCCAGTATTGAATATGCGCCGTATGTCATTAGTGATACTAAAGGACTGAACCAAAAGGGGCCGCAAGCGTGGTTTCACAAGGGCGTATGGAAGGTTATTCAGGATGTTATCCGCGAAAATAAACGCGGTATCCTTGACATTTATAGAGAACGTATTGCACAATTACTAAAGGATTGATCTATGGAAACTAAGACTTTTCCATCTGCTGTGAAAGATATTGAAGGGAATACCGTCGTTGGCATTGCCTCTGTCTTTGGGAATAAAGATTCGCATGGCGATATTATGCACAGCGGAGCATTTACCAAAACCATAAGTGAACGTAGTCATCGATTCCGCTTTTTATGGCAACATGATTACTGGGAGCCACCCATCGCCAAGATAGTGGCTATTCAGGAAGTCGGGCGGGATGCTTTACCAGCTGAAATTCTAGCACGGGATACGGACAATCAAATCACGGGCGGGTTAGAAGTAACACGTAAGTATTTGAACACCCCACGCGGGCTAGAGGTTTTAGAGGGTATTAAAGAAGGCGCAATTACTGAAATGAGTTTCGCCTTTGATGTCATCAAATCAGATTTTGGTGATGCCAATGAGACTAGTCAGAAAGTGCGCCACGTGCGCGAAGTCCGCTTATGGGAAGCAAGTGACGTGAATTGGGGCAGTAATCCTGCCACTCTGGGCGCTAAAGATATTGGTTTAGCCCATATGCGTCATTCTTTAAAAGATGTTATGGCTTTACTCGAATTGCTCAATAGCGATGTGGGGCAAGCCCTGACAACCATTAACAACCATACGACCCCTCAAAATGCCGAGTCGAGTCCCCTCTCACTCACTGAATTAGAGCGTCGGAGTTTAGATTTACGAATTGAATTAGCTCACCTATTGGAGGTTCAGCCATGAATGCTGAAACTTTGGTCAAACAAATTGACCAAGCCTTAACTGAGGTTCGAGCCATTCAAGCTAAATACACTGACTCAGAAATGCCTAAAGATGTGAGTGACGACTTGAATGCTCGTTTGGATAAGATTGACCAAATGAAGGTTAGTCTTGAATTAGATCGTCGCGCCCGTGCCAATGAAAACTTTTTGAATGAAAGTCAGGGCACTAAAGGCGCGCAGTTTCACGGTTTTCGTGAAGCTAGTGAAGATGAGGGCAACGCCCCAATTGACCCGCAAGCATGGCGTTCGATGGAAGTGCGCATGGGACGTGGGCGCAATGCCGAAGTTGTTGAAGTTCGCTATCATGTACCCCTCAATGTCCAAGACCCTAATTATAAGTCTGCTTTTGAAGCCTACTTA